ACCTCTGTTCTTCCTGTATTAAAAGCAGAAAAGAATGATGACTATGAGTATGCGCGCCGCAACCTGTATGATGTGATCGAAAAGGGCAACAATGCTCTCGAAGATATCATGGATGTTGCCAAGCAATCAGAGTCTCCGCGTGCTTACGAGGTAGTCACTAACCTGATCAAGACCATGGTGGATGCAAACAAGGATCTCCTCCAGTTAGCAAAGACAAGGAAAGAATTAGAAGCAAGAGAACCCGAAAAAGCACAAGTGACAAACAATAACTTATTTGTCGGCTCTTCTGCAGAACTTTTAAAGATGATTAAAAATGGTAGCGAGTGAGCTCACATATTACTTAGGTAATAAGAATCTAAAACGCAAAGACATCAAGATCGATTATACGAAAGAACAGATCGAAGAATACATCAAGTGTTCTAGAGATGTAGATTACTTTTGTGAAAAATATGTCAAGATCGTCTCAGTCGATAGAGGCCTGATACCGTTCAAACCGTTTGAATATCAAAAGAGGATGTTCAAGCAATTTGATGATGCTCGATTTACTATCTGTAAAATGCCTCGTCAGGTTGGTAAGACAACTGGCGTCGTTGGTTATCTGTTGCACAAGATTCTTTTTAATGAAAATTTTAATATAGCTGTTCTGGCAAACAAACAAGTCCAGGCTCGAGAAATCCTTTCACGTGTTCAGCTGGCATATGAATGGCTACCCAAATGGCTACAACAAGGCATAGTAGAGTGGAACAAAGGTAACATCGAACTGGAGAATGGTTCTAAAATTCTAGCGTCGGCAACTTCTTCATCTGCTGTACGTGGACAAAGTTACAATCTGATCTACCTGGATGAGTTTGCATTCGTACCAAGAAACATCCAAGACACATTCTTTGCTTCTGTGTTCCCAACAATCACGTCTGGTCAATCATCCAAACTGATAATCACATCCACTCCCAACGGCATGAACCTATTCTACAAGATATGGATGGATTCTGTCAATGGCAACAATGACTATGCCCGAGTGGATGTGCATTGGTCAGATGTTCCTGGCAGAGATGAGGAATGGAAAGAACTGATGATCAGGAGCACATCTGTAGATCAGTTCCGTCAGGAGTTTGAGTGTGAGTTCCTGGGTTCAACCAACACCCTGATCCATCCCAACATATTGTCCAAGTTAGTATTCAATACACCGTTCAGAGAACAGCACGGTGTAAAGATATACAAAGAACCTGTCAAAGATCATGTGTATTCTATGACTGTGGATGTTTCAGAAGGACTGGGCCTGGACAGTTCTTCTTTTGTTATTGTTGATTGTAGCACGATCCCCTACGAGCTAGTGGCAACATATAAAGATGCCAACATATCACAGCTGTTATTTCCTACATTGCTTGATAGCATAGCCAAATACTATAACGAAGCTTCGGTATTAGTCGAAGTCAATATAGGTTCTCAGGTTGTCAATATCCTGCATCAAGATCTCGAGTATGAGAATATAGTGATGACCAAGATGAGCGGGCGTAAAGGCACGGTTATTGGTGCTGCTGGCAACCAGAACAGGTTGGGCATCAAGACGACCAAGGTCACAAAACGGATAGGATGCTCCAATCTCAAGTCCATCATCGAAAGTGACAAGATATTATTGAATGATTATGATGTGATCAATGAGCTGTCTACTTATGTCGTGGACGGAACATCATATAATGCAGAAGACGGCTATCATGACGATCTTGTGATGTGTCTGGTATTATTTGCCTGGATGGTCAACCAGAATTACTTCAAAGATGTGTCAAATACAGACATAAGAAAACGCATCGTGGAAGAAGTAGAAGATGATTTTACACCGTTTGGGATCATAGATGACGGACGGGAAGAGACAGGAGAACGGATCCTCTCTGACAGTGAATTTGAGAAATTTCTTCTAAATTGAAATTTTATAAATAAACATACAAGATATTGATTGTTTATATTATAAAAGGAGAAACAAATGGCATTTCAAATAAGTCCTGGTGTTAACGTATCAGAAATTGACTTAACAACTATTGTTCCTGCAGTATCTTCTACAGAAGGTGCTTTTGCAGGAGTTTTTAGTTGGGGTCCTGTAGAAGAAAGGGTTCTTATCTCTTCTGAGGATGAATTGGTTAATCAGTACGGCAAGCCAACAGCAAATAATTTCGAAACATTCCTTACTGCTGCTAACTTTCTAGCATATGGTAATCAGCTTTATATTTCTAGAGCAGATGCGGGCAGCAATTCAGCAGTAGCAAATACCGGAACAGTAGATAACGTCAAGATTAAAAATCTATCAGATTTTGAATCTCAATATAATACCCTGGCAGGATTAGCAAATACTGCATTTGCAGCAAAATATCCCGGCGCCTTGGGTAATTCACTTAAGATTTCAGTATGCCCTACCTCAAATGCGTTTTCACAAATCCTGTATGGATATAATGGAACAGTCACTGCGATCACTGCTTTGGCTGCAAACGGAACTGGCCAGTTCACGCTGTCTGTAGGTTCAAGTGTAGCAAACCTTTCTTTTGGAGTTGTAGGAACTTTAGCGGAAAATGTTGTCCACTCTGCCGGTGCTTTGGCTATTGATTTTAAAGAAAGACTATCCATAGGAGATGTTCTTTTAGTAGGAAATTCTGTTACTGGAACTCAATATCTCAAGATTGCTAGCATCGGTGCTACTACTAATGCAGCTACTACAAATGCCACAAGCACTAGCAGCAACACATTCTTTGATGTGACATTTGATGGAACATATGGGCAGAGATCAGATATCAGCATAACCAGCGCTATTAATGATGCTGACGGCGCAGGATTAACTGTCAGGAATTGGGAATATTTCAATTCTGTAGATAAAGCCCCTGGCGTATCAAATTTTGTTGCAAATAGAACATCTAATACATCAATCAGAGATGAAGTTCATATCGTTGTTGCAGACGAAGATGGTGCAATCAGCGGCATTCCAGGTCAGATCCTTGAAGTTTGGCCCAACCTTTCTAGAGCAACGGATGCTAAGGGTGAGCAAGGCGGATCGATATACTATCGTGATGTTCTAAATCAAAGCTCAGAATATGTATGGTCAACCACAGATTACATCGGCGGTTCAGGTGCCACTAGCGATTCTTTTGCTGCTCCAACAATCACCACAAACAAGACGCTCTCTTTTGTAAGTGGCGGTGCCGGTTCAAGTGAGACTGATATCTCAGTTGCCAACCTAGCATTGGCATATGATAAATTTAAATCTGCAGAAGATATTGATATTTCATTGATACTTGGCGGTAAAGGAAGAGGCGGAAACGGCGAGCAACTGGCAAACTATATCATCGATAACATCTGTGAATACAGAAGAGATTGCGTGGCTTTCATCTCTCCTGATCAGGCAGATACTGTCAATGTACCAGGCCGTGAGCTTCAGAACGTAATTGATTTTAGAAACCTTCTGAGATCAACATCATATGCTGTCCTTGATTCTGGTTATAAGTATCAATACGACAAGTATAATGACGTATATCGTTATGTACCGTTGAATGGCGATACTGCTGGTCTGTGTGTGAGAACAGATACTACTCGTGATCCTTGGTTCTCACCAGCAGGATTTAACAGAGGCCAGATCAAGAATGTAGTTAAATTGGCATTCAATCCAGACAAAGCAGATCGTGACCAGCTTTATAAGAACGGGATCAACCCAGTAGTTAACTTCCCAGGTCAGGGTGTCGTATTGTACGGAGATAAGACTCTGCTTGCCAAACCATCGGCATTCGACAGGATCAATGTTCGCAGATTGTTCATTGTCCTTGAGAAGGCGATTGCCACTGCTTCTAAGTTCACATTGTTCGAGTTCAATGATGAATTTACAAGAGCTTCATTCCGTAACCTAGTCGAACCTTTCTTAAGAGATGTACAGGGTCGCAGAGGTATCTTTGACTTCAGAGTTGTATGTGATGACACAAACAATACTCCAGAGGTCATTGATCGTAATGAGTTCAGAGGCGATATCTACATCAAACCTGCTCGTTCTATTAACTTTATCCAGCTGAACTTCGTGGCTGTACGCACTGGCGTAGAATTCGAAGAAATTGTTGGTAGATTTTAAGGGGGAGGGTTAGAACAATGGCTTTCAATATTAACGATATCAGAGCTCAGCTTACCTTCGGTGGTGCTAGGCC